GAATGGGGTGGAGAAGGTGAACTCTCACGATGAGCAGTCTGGCGGATAGTACCGTCGGCAATGAACGCCGCACCCCATAATCTTATTTAGCGACGTTTTCGTAAATTTCAACGAAATCGTTCTGCTCCGCCACTTCTTCTTCAAAGTTTCGTCGATGATAAACTTTCGCTAACTTTCGACTCAACTTCTTCGGAATTTCGTGCTCTTCCTGCATCTTCTGGAGGACCTCTTTGATGAGGTCTCGTTCGGCTTCAATGCGGGTAAGTGAGTTTGAAATCTCTTGGAGACAGCCAAGAACCTTTGCTTTATCTACTCTCATTAGCCTTCTCCGAAGTTTGAACTAGCCGCTTCAATCGCAATCCAATAGGTTAATTTCTTTGATTCGTTATAGAATCGAGAAACGCCCATAGAAGCAATCTCAACAACATACTCATCTGGTACGATCTTAAGATTTTCAATCTTAAGAGTTGCTTGGAACTGAATGTCAGTTTCATCATTCAAAACGATCTTGGCGTCATCGACAATTTCACCCTTGACATCCATTGCAGAGATGGCAATCTTACCATCTTCATTTGTTACAACAACGTTAGGGCACTTCAAAATCGAAGCAACGCTGAAAATCCAATTCAAAGTCTCAGCAGGAAGCGTGAACTTAACTTCATATGCTGGAATGTTAATCTCTTTATTTGGTGGAGTTAGAATAAGATTAGTGGCGGTGAAACGTTGACGAATTGTACCCTTGCCACCAAGACTTTTGAATACGAGAAAGTCTTGAAGAATTTCAACTTCATTGTCGTTCTTGTTCATAGACAACAAGCCAAGCGACTTATTCAAATCATAAATTCCAAACTCATGAGGGAATGTTTCCTCAACAACTGCTTCAGCAAGAATAGCCTTGCTGGAAGAAATCGTGCGGAGTTTATTGCCAGGCTTTACAACGATTCCGCCATTAATCGCGGCAAAGTTTTTCAAAATAGTAACGGTGTTTTCAGAAAGTTTCATAATTTAGAACCTCATTTGCTTCAACATGATTATTATATAACGAATCTACCAATTTATCAACCCTAACTGTCAATTCTTCCAAACTACAGTTGTTATCCATGATTATATCGTAGTCAGAACCAATCCAAGCCCATTCTGAATAATGAACTTCAGGATATGCATTACGCATTACATCAAGATTGTGGCGACCTAGATTACAGTCTCGAGCAAGATTGTACCACTCAGGATCATCACCACGGCGAACGCGAATAACCTTACCGCCGCTATCTCGAATTGCTTTAATTTCATTCGGAAACCTCACATCAGCAATAACATAATTATTCCAAGGAGCCTGTTCACAACGACGCATCACAGTATGAACCCAGAGGTCAGGATGGAAAACGTCCCGTCCTGCCTCTGTGCCCATTAGCTGGAGTGCTAATCTTGGTGAAAATGGTCGACCGAGTTTTTCAGACCACCATTTGTCGTCTTGCTCGCGCCATGCTCGAGATTCTGGAGTATTACCTTCGAGCATTTGACGATCCCAACCAAAGATAATTGAGCATGCGTCTTTGAGACTGTTTGCGTAACTCTCCTTGAAAAAGTCATGTCGTTCGACCAAGAGATCTGCGACTGTACCTTTACCTGCTCCAATGAAGCCAACAAGACCAACGATCATAACAAAATCTCTGGATTAAAGAGAACCGACGTAATTTGCAACAGCACCCATATCACCAGTGAATGGGTATGTGCCAACGTGATGCGTTTTCATCCATGGGCAGAGGAAAATTTGACCACCGATTTTACGCCACCACTGGCAGAACATATAATCTTCAGACAAGTAACGATCACTCTTGCCATGATCAATGACAGTGTCAAAGTATGCATGGATGTAACGCGAACCATCAAAGTTGGCTTGACCAACATGATCTGGCTTATAGTTAAATTCAGGATAGGCTTCCTTGAATTTACCAAAGACTTCTTTCTTAACCATCATGAAACCAGTTCCGATTTCTAGAACTTCAAGCGGCTCACCGACGTTAAATTGACCAGTGCCTGCGACAGCATTAAAGACATAATCACCAGTCACTTTTTCAAGTTCATTTGGAGTAATGTCTGGCTTGCGCTTAACTGCTTCAATTACTGCCGACCACTTAATTGATTTCTTTGGGTACGGTCCGCCAATAACTTCTTTATCCAAAGCAAGCATCGCGATTACATCCTTTGGATCGAAATGAATATCAGAGTCGATAAAAAGAAGATGCGTAAATCCCGAACGAAGAAATTCATCTACAAGATAGTTTCTTGCACGAGTAATCAGCGATTCGTTAAAGATATATGAAAATCGAGTTTCAATGCCGTAATTGGCACAGACTGCTTGAAGGTCTAGGCTCGACTTAATGTACATTCCATGTGCCATACCACCATACATTGGTGTGGCTACAAAGAGTTTATTTTTGCGTAGTTTTTCTACAGAAATTTCAAGTTGCATTATTATTCACTCCAGTTAAAAAATGATCTAACATAATTAAGAATCTTTTGTTGATCTTCGAGATTCTCATTAACCATCACATCTATATAGTCCATCAACATAAGCGAACTACGGATATTCGCAATTTTAGTCTTACGAGAGTTCTTAAACTTTTCATCTTGATCATCTTTACGATCAATGTGACGTTGATCAAGAGTCGAATCTTTTACCGTCAAAATCAAAATTTTAAAATCATTTGGAAATAGTTCGGATAGATTATCTAGCATCTTACCGTTAAACAAACGATCGCCTTCAAAGATTACATTAGCATTTGATTCGCGCGCAAGTGTGTTGAAAAACTTATCCGCATCTGGTTGCACTGCCATAGACAAACGATCTGTACCCTGGAATACATTACCGTCATTAACATACTTGCCGAGAATATAAAGATTCAACTTCTTGGAATACATAGCATCAAGAAGTTTCTCTGGCTTGACCACTTGCCAATCATCGGCGAGTGAAATCAATTTAAACATCAGAGTGGTTTTACCAGTTGCAGGTTCACCACCCATCGCAATCACTCTAACCATAAAGCCTCCAATCCCTGTTTAGGGATCACTTCATCTTCAAACATCCAGTTAAGCCTTTCTATTTTACCCGTTCTCACGTAGTAAGTAAACTTTTCTTTATTGATTTTATTTCGTGCCGCAAGTCTTTCATCGAGCGTTTCGTTTCTGGCTTGCCACAAAACATTCCACTGAATACCAGTCCAACCATCTTGTTCTGCTTGCTGAATTTCTTCACTCTGACGATCAAGGTAGTAGCCAAGATACCGTCCATGATGTTCACGAAAAATCTTCTTGAACGAACACAAACAAGTTTCCATCGTGAAGAAATCGATTTGATTACTCAGTTCAGGGAATCTAGATCTGGTTTCCTCAAGAATGTCCTTCGCTTTGCTTTCAAGGTCATTGCATTCTGATGTAGATAGTTTTCCATCGTACTTGTCATCTTCGCCGAGGGCAAGATGCAAACCATTACGATGTGAACGAGACCCTGCATAATCGTCAAGCATGAGGCTGTCAGGTACACAGTTAATGCCAGCAGTATGAGTGAGATGCTGAAGATAAAACCAAGTGGAATAACGACCAAATTTGTGAAGAGAAGTTTTAAGATTATTCCAAAGGTTGATAAAATTTTGTTTTTCGTTGTCTCCATAATAACTCTCCAAAACTTCTCTTTGTGTGCGATTGCCAATAAACTCTTGATAAGATTCGAACATGGCTGGCAAATGACCTTTGTTCCACTTTGTATCTGTTTGGTATCTGAGTCGTTTATAGTTTGTTGAATTCCACCAAGTGATACGATCCACAGTGGCGAGTTCATAGTCTGGAAATTCGTTTTTCAGAACCCATGCAGTTGGTAGTTGATAGGTATTACCATACAACCAACATAACCATATTTTTTCTTCGCTATTATGTTCGTATCTTTTGTTTAGATAATTTGTCATCCAAACAGCAGGATCGCAATCCCCATACTTCATCGACCACGCATACCAGCGAATGAATTGCTCACGACGCTGATTTTGAATTGTCATTTATATAAACTTTTAATGCTTCTTCCAACATACGAATTACTTGTTTATGTAATTCGTTTCCTTGAGCAAAATTAGGATCAGGAATTTTTGGAAC